CAGAAGCAAAGCTCTGAATACTTCCACCTATAGCAGTATTCAGAGCTTTGCTTCTGTATCCTGATGATATATGAATAGGAACTCCAAAATGCTCTCTAATTGGTTGGAATACTTTTTCAGCTAATAATTTAAAATTTTCAATATGCTCTGGTGTAGGCATATTACTAATTCCTTTTCTTTTAGCAGTTTCTGATCTCATTATTTCTGCTAATGATAAATTTTTACTTAATTGCATCTTATTTTATTTTTATTATTAAATAACTATTTCATAAAAGAAATTAGCTTTACACCATTCATAAAGATCTTGAGGTGAAAACTTATATGCTTTTTCTACTCCATATATCCAGGCAATATATTCAGAACAATACATTGCTTTAGTTGTATCTCCTTTTTCTACCCATTTACCTGTTAGCAATTCAATTGGTTGTCTTATAAGTAAACTTTCAAAGTCATATGCTGTATGTCCTACTTTTGTAAGTGCTCTTTGTGCAAATGTTTTTTCATTTACTAAGTTAGATGATCTATGTACAGTAATATTGTAATTGTATTTTTTTAACCAATCATTTAATGGTCTTACATTAACACCATCTATTTGTGCATCTAATATATATGGTTGTCCCCATATTTCTATAAATACTGCTGAGTGGCTAAATTTAGATTTAGTAGCTTTTTTAATTAATCTACTCAATAATTTTTTACCACTACAATGTAATATATCTCCTGTTTTTAAAGATGTAGGATTCATTTTATATTTTTAAGTTGAATGGTAATTAGTTTACCAACTGTATCAGATAACTCACCAATTTTAGCAGCCATATTCTTAATCTCTTGTTGAGTTGTTTCTGTGATCAACTGATATTTAAGTCTATGTTCTTGTTCAAGTAATTCTATTTTACCTTTTAATCTACCCTCCTCTTCTGTATGAGCATGATCATTAGTTTTAAGAACTTGTACATCTGCAATTATTGATGTGTGTGTTGTTTTTAAAAAGTATCCTATAAGTGTTATTATAAAACCTATAACAAATAAACCTATTGTAAGTATTGAATCCATGGTAATAAAAATAAAAAATAATATATATTCTAATATAGTAATATTTTACTAGATACAGTGCACCTTTTTAAAATTAATTTGTTGATTCCACGGTTAACTGTGATAATGTGGCAGTTACAGTTCCAGCTAATAATAAATATCCACTAGCTGATACCAATAATGCAGGTAATGCTACAGGAGAAGCAATAATAATTCCTCCTATTGTTCCTGCTATGATACCAATTTTTTGCATTTTTTTCCAAAATGTTGGTGTTTTAGTGTTCCATCTTTGTTGTAAATTTTTCATAATCTTATTTTTTAATGTATAAATCTGCTTCTTTTCTTCTTCTTTTTAATAATCCAGGAAGTAACTTTCCACCTCCTGTAACATAATGGTTTATCCACCAATCATAGATAACCTCATCAGTAGCCTTTTGATTAATTAATCTAAATAAAGCTTCTGAACTACCACAATTCCAGCAAAAAGATACTAGTGCATCAAATTGGTTTTGGTTTAAAATAACCTTTATATTCCTATCTACAGTAGCTTCATACTTAGGAAGCAACTCTAAAAATAATTCATTAGCTCTTTCTTGAGTAATCTTATCACCTAATTTAAATTTGCTGCCATCTTTCCTAGCTGTGTTTCCATACCCAATAGTTATTGGTAATCCACCAGTTCCAGGATCAACATAAGCTTTTAACTTACATCCTTCAAATCCCTTAATTAGGTCTATGCCTTGTTGTGAAGTTTTCATAAATTATAATACTTACATTATGTTACCCGGTGCATCCGGGGGAACAGGAAATTCTGTTTTATCTTGCACTACACCACCCTCTTCAAAAAAATGATTTAACATTGCCTCATCTGCAGGAGTTAAATCTGCAGTAGCTTTATCAATCTTTATAGTGTCATCATATTCACTATCTGCTATCCATTTTAGGACAGTCCAGTCTACACCCTCTTTATTTGTGTAAACTTCATATTTATAAAAAAAATGTGACATATTAATTACGTTCTACTGGTCTAAATACTATACTTCTTAATCCTGTTGTTGTTGCTGCAGCATCTACATATAAAGCAAATGTTCCTGCTCCTGCTGCTGCAGTATTTGCATATCCATTACTTGTAGTGTCATTTTTTACAAAATCTCCTGGGTTAGAAGGGTTTACACCCGTAGCAACAACTAATGCTTTTACAGTACCATGATATGTCATAGGAACAGTTACTCCTATAACATTTCCTTTACCATTTTCTACAATTCCTATAATTCCTTCTGTATCTGCTGCTAATGCTTGAAATCCAATTTGATTATTGACAGTAGAAGAAGAAACACCAACTCCTCCATCTAAAAAACCTGTAGTAGTTACCATAGATTTTTGATTTGCATGTACAAAGTTATTACCATCCCACTCACGTTTTTTAGCATAAGTTGTGTCCCATACAGTATCACCTGCATTAGCTCCTGTAATAAGGATAATGTTAGCCCAAGTTTGGCTACCATAAGTAAAATGTCCTCTAGTTAATACTCCCATAATTAAAAACATTCTGCTGAATTAATCCAACAATTTACTAATCTGTCTGCAGGCATTGTTGCAAATGCTTCTGCAATAACTCCAATTGAACCTGTTCCTCCAGTTTTTGACGCTGTTGAACTTGCTTCTCCGTTTGTTATAGTAAGTTGAACAATATGTTGTCTTGTTGTAGTTGTGGTAGCGGCAGTAAATTTTATTTTGTAAAAACCTTTACAAGCTACAATTACTTTTGCTCCATTTATTCCACCTCTGTAAACAACACCTATATGCCAATTATCTGCAAATGTATCAGCAAGTTCTACTGTAGCTTGACTAGCTGCAGGTAAAACATTATCTATATTAACTACCTGTCCTACTGATACTGTAGCTCCTGCATTGTTTACTACTTCTACACAATCATCATTTATCCAATTGGTTCCTGTCCAATATTCTTCTTTATTAATATCTGTATTGTACACATTATCACCTGCTACTAATGTATAAGTACCGGATAGTGCATCTATCTGTGTTTTGGTTTTATTACCAAACTTTGTAAATTTATTTGAGTAAGTTGCCATTAGAAATATTCAGGTTTAGAACGTATTAAACACTTAGTAAGTCCTGCCACAGCATTTTGCTGAACATATACTCCAAAAAATCCATCTCCCATTGTTGTAGTAGAATCTCCTGCTCCAGTAGTAGTACTTGTTAAAGCATAATCTCCTGCATTAGTAGATCCATTTGTTCTTACATCATATATTCCCGATATAGCAACTGCAACAGGTCTTGTAGTATCATTACCAAATACAACAGGACCTAATACTAATGGGTTTCCTTGAGTAGTAGTTCTAGTAACAGAATTAGTAGCTGCTGTATTAATAATTACTACATCACCTTTAGATAAAGTTACCCCACTGTCATTTGTAATTTGTACAAAATCATTGCACATCCAAATAAAAGAACCATTATAAGACATTAATCTATTGTTCTCTAAACAGAACACAGTATCTCCAATAGAAGGTCCACTAATTGCAGCTACCGCTGCTAAAGTGTTTACAACTCCATAAGTATAATTTCTACCATTTGCAATATAAGCCATAATATTATCCTATTATCCACCAGTTAGTACCATCAGACACAAATGTGTATGCATCATATTGATTAAATATCGGCATACCTGTAACAGACCTATTTGTACCATCAATAGTAATTCCTGCTGAAGGTGTAAGTACTCTAATATTTGTTACTGTAGAATTAATCATTTTAACTCCTACTTTAATACCATTTGCAGCAGCAGGTAAAGTTACAGTATGTGTAGCTGCATTTACAAGTACATAGTCATTGCTTACTGCTGTATAACTTGCACCTACTTGTGTAGTAACAGTCCATGCAGATGATGCTCCTGAATATTGTGGTATATTTAATGTAGCTCCTACTAAAGTAGCAGCACCGCTAGTACCAGTAGTTGTTAATGTTATTGCATCTTGTTTTGAATTAAAAGTACTCCAGTCTGCAGCACTTAATGCACCTCTATTAGCTGCACTTGCTGTTGGCACTTGCAAAGTAATAACTGGAGTAGATGTTCCTGTAGCTACTGTTGAACTTAAATCTGTTCCCGTTGTACCTAATGTTAATGCTGCTACACTTGTTACTGTTCCGTTACCCTTATTATTAAATGTTGTCCAATCTGTTGAAGTTAAATAACCATTAACAGAAGTTGTTGCAGCAGGTATTGAAACAGCAGGAGTATTACCACCACTAGAAACCACTGGACTTGTGCCTGTAACAGAAGTTACTGTTCCTTGTGGATTAGCAGCAGTTGTAATAGCAGTAACTCGCCCATAAGTGTCAATGGTAACTACAGGAATTAAACTAGAAGATCCCGTTGTACCTGCACTTGCCACACCACTTACAAGATCAATTACAGGAGTTGTACCACCTGTACTAGTTATACGACCAGCAGTTCCACTTACTGATGTAATTGTTCCTGTTGTTGGAGTAACCCATTGTGCCTTACCATCTGCAGTCATTGAAGTAAGAACTTTACCTACTCCTTCTGTACCATCTCGTAGTTGTACTGAATAATTTGAAGTAGCACCTGTTCCAACAAATTTACCTCCTATATTTTCAATACTTGTACCTCCACTTTGTCCGTAAACTCCAATATTTTGAGTTGTGGAACTTTGAGCTGTTCCTGATGCACCATAATTAGTAGATGCACCTACTCCTTGATTAACTCCTGCAATACCTACAGCACCATTAACTGTAGTATTACCATAAATATTATAGTTTTCTCCAGCTGTTGTACTATATACAGCAAATTTATATACTGAAACTATTGCACCATTAACTGCTATTTTAGAACCATTATCTCTTATTTGACTATTTCCTAATGAGTCTATTCCTGTCCATTTGGATACAAAATTCAATGCACCACTACCACTTA